CATTTATCACATTGCTTTTGAAGGTAAACCTAAAATCGGTGTTGTTCATCATGAAGTAACCCACGTTGTAAATATGATATTCAAAGACGTTGGAGTAAAGCTAGATATTGAAAATGATGAGCATCAAGCGTATTTTTCGCAATACATATTTGAAAAAGTACTATCAAAAATTAAAACTATCTACTAATGAAAAATATAAAACAATTCTTTACATGGTTATTCTTTCCAATTATTCTATTAGTAAAAAAGAGACAACCGAGAATAGTGGACAAAATCGAACAAGTGACTGAAAACTATGAATCGCTAATAAAAGAGTTTGAGTTGATTCAGAAAAAAGAATCTAAACTTTCAAAGTCGCAACGTGATGAAGTTCTTCAGAGAGTTGCTTTTTTGAACAGATTGGCATAAAAAAGAATACCAATAAGTTTACCCAAGATGGTGAGTTGATTATTTGCGATTCATCAGATAAATATACTGGCGAAAATAAAGGAACGGTTGAAATGGTAAGCGGATTAGTCAAACTACTATTTAGAGCAAAAAAGATCAGTAAAAAGAAATCTGTGATGCATTGGCTTAATTCAATGAAAACAAAAAAAATTCACGTTGTTAAAAATCATCTTTACAAGCAAGCATTAAAGGAACAGCAAAATTACAGAATGAAAGAAATCGGAGGTATAGCTATAAATGAGCCAATAGATAAGTTCAATCACCTTTGGGATGCTGCACGATATGGACATATAGCATATAATTCACCTGAACAAGTATTCACAACAGATCAAGAAACACTTAACTCAATAAATTACTAATTATGGAAGAGATTTTATTAAAACTAGCAACCGAACCTGATAAGGCTATTGCATCAATCAGAGAGCAATCGAAAGACAACTCTAAAATTGTTGAATTTCAAAAGGAGTACAAACAGAATGATCGAACAATTCGAGAAACTCAAGTTGCAAGAATTCAAACGGATAAGCCTATCGCTAATTCTAAGACCGTTAAAGCTGTTCGTATTCCCATTAAATTCGCAAAGAAGATTGTTACCACTGCAACCGCTTTTGAAGTTGGAAAACCTGTAACACTGATTGAATCAGAAGAAAATAACCTTTCTAAATTATTTCATCAAATTTGGAAATCAAATAGAATTGATAGTAAAATTTCTGATTTGGTAAGGTTGAAAAAATCAGAAACTCAAGGCGCTATTCAATTCTATATTGCTGATTTAAAAGCAGAGTCTATTTTGGGTAAAATATTGGTAAAACTTGGTTTTAAATCTCAAGCTAAAGAAATTAAATCTAAAGTTTTGGATAACACAAAAGGAATTATGACACCATACTTTGATGGTTCAGGAAATATGGGGCTTTTCATGTGGGAATACAAAGCCAAAGATGCTGTTTCAGGAAAGGAATTAAACCATGTAGAGATTTGGGATTCTGAAAAGCGTTATTATTTGAATGATTCTGCTGGTGGTAAAGTTGCAATTATTTCTTCATTACCACACGGATTCGATAGAATTCCTATTGTTTACGTTTCTCAAGATGAGCCAGAATGGTTTGATGTTAAAGAATTGATTGATAGGATTGAAGTTTCAATTTCTAAGTTGGGAGCATCAAATGATTATAGCGCTTATCCAATTTTACAGATTTTTGGAAAACTTACAAGTGTTCTTGATAAAGATGAGGCTGGAAAATCGCTTCAATTCGAAATGATTAAAGATGATGAAGGTAAAATGCATCATGGAGAAGCTAAGTTCTTAGAATCAACTCAAGCAACACAATCCGTAAAACTTGAACTTGATACTCTAAAAGCATTCATTTATTCTATTTCTCATACACCGGATTTATCATTTGATAACGTTAAAGGTCTTGGAAATGTTTCTGGCGTTGCTCTCAAACTTTTGTTTTTGGATGCGGTTATCAAAGCCACAATGAACGAGGGCGAGAATAGAACTATGATTGAAAGAATCGTTAACGTTATACTTTCGGGTATCGTAAAAACCACCAATACCACTTTAGCAACCGAAGGTCAATCATTGTATTTTGATATCATTTTCAACTCTATTATTCCAGACGATGTTCAAACGGCTACAGATATTATTATCAACCTTAAAACTGCTGGTTTGCTTTCTTCTGAAACTGCTATCAAGTTGCTTGACTTGGTTGATAATCCAGCTGAGGAACTTAGGTTGATTGAAGCAGAAAAACCAAAAACAGATCCAACTAATCCGCCAGCATAATGAAAGTAAAAGTAATTAATGTAAAGCTTTACAATTCTAAGATTAAAATTATACAGGCTAAAAAATTACGACAAGTTGAAGTAAAATTTGATTTGCAGAGCTTGGATGATTATGATGCAATAGTATTTGAAAAGAAAGGCATTTATCACATTGCTTTTGAAGGTAAACCTAAAATCGGTGTTGTTCATCATGAAGTAACCCACGTTGTAAATATGATATTCAAAGACGTTGGAGTAAAGCTAGATATTGAAAATGATGAG